TTGTTGAACCTGGTATGGTTCTGTAAGAAAGTTAATATTCCATTCAGAGTATATGGATTCACTAATACTTATTATGACACTGATGGGTCCAGACATGAATATTATCATAGTGAAGAGTCCCTTATAAATGAACCTAAAAGAAATGAAGTTTGGATTAAGCAGTCTTATCGTCTTTTAGAGTTCTTAAGTAGTGAGGGGAATGCCAAACAATTTGAACGTCAAATTAAAACCTTCTGGCGTTTAGCATGTGCAATGTCCCAGGATTTGGGATATTATGTCGATATTCCTCATAGATTCCATCTTAGTGGTACTCCATTAGATACTTCTTTAATCGTATTACATGAAATCATTCCTCAGTTTAAGAAGAAGTATGATTTACAAAAAGTTCAAACTATTATCTTAACTGATGGTGAATCAGAACCACTTTCTTATGCTTGTGAAACTGAAAATCCTCGTACACTTGATAGGAAGGTATTTCAGAGACCAGTGAGAAGTACTTGTACTTATCTTAGGGATCGTAAATTAGGAACCACTTATCGTATTACAGAATGGTTAGATGGAACTGCTGCATTGATTCAACATCTCCAAGATAGTTTCCCTGATGTTAATTTTATTGGTATCCGTTTAGCATCTAATGGAGATATAAGCAAGATGCTTAGGTGGCATCAAATTTATGATGAAAAGATTCATGCTAAGTGGAAAAAAGAAAAGGCAGTAGCTCTTCCTGTCGGTAACTATACGAAGTTCTTTGCTCTTTCCAGCAATGAAATGAATAAAGAAGTTGATTTTGAAGTGGATGATAATGCGACTAAAGCACAGATTAGAAGTGCATTTAAAAAGTCGTTAAATAAGTCGAAGTTCAATCGTAAGATTCTTTCTGAATTTGTGGAGTTAGTTGCATGACCAAGAAGAAAAAACCCAAAGTTAAGTTAAGCTTTGATGGTTGTTACAATTATAAGAAACTTAAAGAAGAGGGGCTTGTTGAGGAACCACAAACCCCTGATGATGAATGGGTAAGAATGCAGACAACTGGAGGAGGTGCTGAGACCTGATGTGCCACCTGACAAACTGTCTATCTTCACCCCAAAACCATTGAATAACCTTTATAATAAAGGTATCAAACAAATTACATTATGTTCGTTGCTGACCCTAACATGACTGAGGACAAAATCCTTAATGATTTAAAGGCCCTCTTTGGAAAAGAGTTTACCTTTGCTGATGTGAAAGGCTATTGCCGTTCCCATAACGTTTCTGAATCCACCGTAATGAAGCGAATTGGTAAATTTCGTGTGGGTAAAGGAAGGTATAATTTAGAACTCAAGGTAAAGAAAGAAGTAGTCAAGCAGATTGAAAAAGCTTACACAGCACCTTCTGCAGTACAGTTAGTACCAGAAACTGATGATAGATTTGTTCCTTTTGGAAATTTCCCTATGCTTAAGAAGATCCTTAAGTCGGGTATTTTCTATCCTACATTCATTACTGGTCTATCTGGTAATGGTAAGACGTTTGGTGTAGAGCAAGCTTGTGCTCAACTTAACAGAGAGTTGGTACGTGTAAACATTACAATAGAAACAGATGAGGACGATCTTATTGGTGGGTTTCGCCTTGTTAATGGCGAAACGGTATGGCACAATGGTCCAGTCATCGAAGCACTCGAAAGGGGATCAGTCTTACTTTTGGATGAAGTGGACCTTGCATCTAATAAAATACTTTGCTTACAGTCCATCTTAGAAGGTAAGGGTGTATTCTTAAAGAAAGTTGGTAAGGTTGTAAAACCTGCTCCTGGATTTACTGTTATTGCCACTGCAAATACAAAAGGTAAAGGATCCGAGGATGGTAGGTTCATTGGTACTAATGTATTGAATGAAGCATTCCTTGAAAGATTTGCTTTAACATTTGAGCAAGAGTATCCATCTGTTGCAGCAGAGACTAACATTCTTAAGAAGTTATGTAAGGACAATAAGTTCTGTGCTCGTCTTGCTGACTGGGCAGACATTATTAGAAAGACCTTCTATGATGGTGGTATCGATGAGATTATTTCAACTCGTCGTTTGGTTCATATCATTCAGGCCTATAAGATCTTTGGTGATAAAGTAAAGGCAATACAACTTTGCTTAAATCGTTTCGATGATGAAACTAAGCAAGCATTCTTGGATCTTTATGATAAGGTTGATAATGAGGTTGACATTAAGCAAGAGGAGGTGTTATGATAAATGCGTGGAGTCTTGCACATGATGTACTTAATGGAACACTTGACGAGGAGTATCCTATTATGAGTCAAAATAATAAGGTCACTCCTTTAGAGAGTGATGAATATGATCCAATCCATAAGGATAATGGATTGGATGCAATAGAAAGAATGGGAGGGTTTGAGTATACTCCTGGTAGTCCATGGCCACCACTTGACCCTGATGACCCAAAGAACTATCCAGACTTCAGGCCAGATAAACCATATGTTTATGAATCACCTGATGGTGGGAAGACCGTAACTAGAAGGAAAGCAGGTTCTTTAGAAAAGGAGGTTATTAAAAAACCAGAACCGAATTTAGATTTTAAACCCCATAAGTATGGGGAAGATAAAGGTATTGAGGATCTTAAATCTTATGTTACTTCAACATACAATGGACATTATACCTCAGATCAAAATAATACACAGACATTAGATTTGATTCAGTCTGTGGGTGATGCAGAATCTTTCTGCCGTTCTAATGCTATTAAGTATTTGGCACGGTATGATAGAAAAGGACAAGCAAAGAATGATATACTAAAGGCAATGCACTATTGCCTTCTTCTCTATTACTTTAGCGGCAACACTCAAGACCCTGATTACACAAACGCTCGTTATGAAACTTTCTGACAACACTTTGACTTTACTGAAGAACTTCAGTAATATCAATCAGTCTATTTTGTTTAAGCAAGGTAAGTCTCTTCGTACTATTTCAGTGATGAAGAATATCCTTGCTGAGGCTACTATCAATGAGGAGTTACCAAAAGATTTTGGTATCTATGATTTGAATCAATTTTTGAATGGATTGTCCTTACATAATAATCCCGATTTGGATTTTGAGAATGATAACTTTGTTGTCATTAAAGAAGGAAGATCCCGTTCAAAGTATTTCTTTGCCGATCCTAATGTGATTGTCTGTCCTCCTGAGAAATCAATTGAACTTCCTACCGAGGATGTATCTTTTGAATTAAAGACGGAGCAATTAGACAAATTACTTAAAGCAGCAGGTATCTATCAGTTACCAGATTTATCTGCTATTGGTGAGAATGGTGTTGTTAAACTTGTTGTTCGTGACAAGAAGAATGATACCTCCAACGACTTTGCTGTTGTTGTAGGAGAAACTGAAGGTAACTTTGTTTTCAACTTCAAGGTTGAGAATATTAAATTGATTCCTGGTTCTTATGATGTAGTAGTTTCACAAAAACTTCTATCGAAGTTTACATGTCGTGAGCATGACCTAACTTACTACATTGCCCTAGAACCGGATTCTACTTATGAAGAGTGATTTCCTATGGGTAGAAAAGTATAGACCTAAGACTGTTCAGGATTGCATCCTTCCAGATAGTATTAAGAATACTTTCCAGGAGTTTGTAGAGAAAGGAGAGATTCCTAATCTTCTTCTTGCAGGTCCAGCAGGTTGTGGTAAGACCACTATTGCACGTGCCTTATGTGAACAGTTAGGATCAGATTACATTGTTATCAATGGTTCTGATGAGGGTAGGTTCTTAGATACAGTAAGAAATCAAGCAAAGAACTTTGCTTCTACTGTCTCACTTGCTGCAACTGGGACTCACAAGGTTATAATTATAGATGAGGCTGACAACACGACCCATGACGTACAACTCTTACTTAGAGCCAATATTGAGGCGTTCTACAACAATTGCAGATTTATATTCACCTGCAATTACAAAAACAAAATCATTGAACCCCTCCATTCCCGTTGTGCCGTCGTTGAGTTTTCTATCTCAGGAAAACAAAAACCAGCAATTGCAGCAGAGTTCTTCAATAGACTTAATGGAATCTTGGACACCGAACGGATTCAGGCTGACAAGAAAGTCATTGCGGAACTTATCAATAAGCACTTTCCAGATTGGCGGAGAGTCTTAAATGAGTGTCAACGCTATAGTAGTAGTGGCACAATTGATACATCAATTTTAGCAGAGTTTAGTGATGTCAAAACATCGGACCTCATCA